ATATTAGAAATAAACAGGGAGGACAGATAATGTTTGTAGAACAAGAAGAATCGTTTGAAAAACAAACCATTAATGGCGTTGAGGTTACTGTGTATAAACCTAGAGTTGAGGTTACTGTAAAACATATGACAACAGGCCAAGAGTATGGATCAGACGAAGAAGCAAAACAAGACGTAGATGACCCTAATACAGACACTAAACAAGAAGATATATCTAGAAGTGTTCATATTAAGGTGCAAAGCATACCACTTGGTGGTCAAACTAATATATTTTAAGGACGTTGACGAATGAATAAAAACCTTGTAAATTGTGATACAATCGCCTTTTTACAAGCTTTGCGAACTTGCCGTCATCATATAATATAAAGAGAA